TTCAATTTTTTTAAGTTCTTCTTTAACGTACTGCTCAAATTCTGTCATTACTCCCCACTCTCAATGGGCTTTAACATCTTTTCACCTATCATAGCCCACACTAATTGTGGATTAGCTGCGACTACCTGTGGAAAATATGGATCACTCCCGCTTCCTTCAAAAGCACCACATGACCAACATACCCATACATCGTGCATACCATCAGAATATCCATAGGTCTTTTTCTTACATTGGCGACATTTCTTCATATGATAATATCGAAGGCTTTATATTTAAGTATATCTGATTATATGTATGGCTAGTTCGATATATATTTACACGAATAGGGAAGATTATGATAATCTATATAAATTAAAACATGAGGCTTGGACATACCAAACACCTATTTTAGATTTCTTTATAAAACCTACAGAAGGATATGATGTAGGTGATTCAATACCAACCAATAAATTATGGGTTATAACAAACACATCAAAGATAAGAGAAAGACCACCATTAGACAGAAGTATAGTTCACTTTACAAACGGAACAGCATTTGAATATTGTAATGGTAATGAGTTACAGGTTGAGAAAGATAAAGTGTTTTATAATCCAAAGAACAATCAATTAGAGTTTTATCCAAGAGCTTTAAGAAAACCATTACTGTCTATGAGAGTTGATAAAATTGTCGGTGGTAAAACAATGAGTAAGAAAGTAAAGATAAAATATAAGATAAAATACTATGACATGACACATGATAGGTTAAATCTATTTGTCTAGTTTTATATTCAGAGCAGCAGGGTTTAATGAGATAATAAACCTAATAAAAGAAACTAATATAAGATTAAAAAATATGGAAACGCTACTAGAGTTTTTGCTTACTCCACCTGATTTAAGACGATATAAAAAAGGTCAAAACGTGGAAGATATTCCACGCAAAAAAATCAATGACCAAGCTTAGATAATTTGTCTATCTGTGGCTTTAGCTTCATAACTAACTTTGCAAGAGGATACGCAACTATCAAATCTACTACTATGCTTTGCCATAGGAAATCAGCAAACTGTCGTTCATCCAATCCTATTACAAGTAGCATCCAGGGTATTGTGACAAGCAGATAACCCAATGCAAATATTGGTGTTATAATAAGATATTCGACAATCCTAGATACAACGTCATGTATGCTACAATCACATCTAAATGTCTTTTTTTTCTTCCAATCCATGACGGATAGAAGTTTTTACTATATTTAAATTATCGTCTGTTTCCTAGATTCTTGTTCATAATCTCTTTCCAGTCCTTGCCCATCTTCTTTCTCATATGAATCCAAAATGGATCTGCACCGAACATTCCACCTTTCTTGTTATATGCTTTTGTAACATCTGCTATTTTTCTATGGCATCTTCTGCAAAACCTTGCGTTTATCTGCTCTATGTTAAACTGATGTCTTCCACAAAAGAAACATAATCCATACATCTTTTGTGCTACAGTAGCAAGTAGTGGCTCTCTTCCACGCTTTCCTGCACACTCACCACATATGTCAACTATAGTGGCAGCAGTAGCATCTTTTTTAAAGCAGTTAATACATAAGGCTTCTTTATAATTATCTACATGAGTATATTCATCAGCTTGGTGTTTCTCCCAAAGCTTCTTACCAACGTCTAAGCCACCAGTATCAACGTTTAATTTAGTTCCCATTACTTCTCTGCAAGTACTACTTTCTTCAGTACGTCTTGCAACAGGATATAGACATTATTTGTTGCATAGTCATTTGTAGATACCTTTCTACTTGCCTTTTTAATTTCTTCTATTGTATCGTCTATTAATTTATAATCTGCCGAATAAACATTTGTGGGTTTTACTTCAATTGCCTTTACTGTTATTTTCTTTTCTTTTATTTGTTCATCTATCTTGTCAACAAATCTTATTTCAGACTTTGGTTTTACTTGTACAGTAGCCTTTGTCTTTTCTCCTTTACTCTTTTTCACCATCTTCCCACCTCCTTGTTTCTCCGAGTTCGCTGTTCACTATTTCTCTTGCTTGCCTTACCGTTATTATCGCATTTTTCCTTAGCATGTCAACCGTTTTTGTTTTCTTCCATTGGAAGTCAACTGCATCTTGTAATGTTTGTTTAACAACTTCATAATTATCTGGTGTTATGCCGTCATGTTGAGCCTTTTGACTCATAGAAGTTCCACTACCGCTTGATGGGTGTCCTTCTGCTATTCCGCCTAAATCAGTAGGAGTTCTCTTTGTTGGCTCTCCCTGAAATCTTTGTGCAGCGAGTGTTCCCTCTTTTGGTGCTGCTGTACCTCTGCCCCTGCCTGTTTGAACTTCTCCGAGCAAACTAGCTTCTTCTGGAGCCAGCATTGGATCTTTTGATACCTTGAATTCACCTGTGTGTGTTCTTGTGATAGCAAATCCTAATTGTCGTAGTGCCAACATGTTTTCTATCTCTACACCTTGTATTTGTAAGTCTCTCAATCTATCTGTCTCTTCTCCTGTCTTTAATCTTAACTCCCAATCCTTTACACCGTTAATCACTGCTAATTTTGTTAAAAATGCATTCTTTAGTATGTCTTGTCCCCATTTAATTGCCCTATTTGTAATTGTAACTTGAAGTCCCTCTTGTGACCAACCAGTAGGAAGTTCACCAAAGTATAGTGGAAGAACACCATATATTGCACCTATAATCATTCTCAACTCCTTTCTTATCTCTACAAACTCTAACTCCTTTAATGATCCTGTAAAGTCAAGCCATTGAGCCATATTCTTACCGCCTGGCTTGTCGGACTCTACTAAGAGTGGGTGGATCATGTATGGATCTTCTATAGCCTTTTGTTCAAGTGCATCCCAAGACTTTCTGAATGTTTCGTAATTACGAGAAGCAATTACCAACATACCTCTTGGAGGTCGCATTTTATCGAAGTATTTTCTAATATACTCATCCATATGAGATAAAGCCATTACCTTAGACCATATCGCATAGATTGGTGAGAATCCGTAAATTAATCCAGGTCTGTACTTCCCCGCCTTCCAGATAACTTCTCCTTCACCATAAATAACTCTCTTAGGTTGTGGTATTCCTATGGAATAAACTGAATTGACTTCAAATATTGCCTTTAGTGCCTTTGCACCGCACAGTTCACAGCGATCACTTACAAGCCTTTTTGCCCTATGTTCAAATCTGGGACACACATAAACTGGATTGTGCTTATCGTCATACCCTATCCTACCGTCACTGTCAGCTATCATAGCAACTTGTGGTGGATCTATTCTCAACAACTCTTTAATCTCCGTCTTTTCTTCTTCTATCTCTCCTGTAGTGTCGTTAATAGAATAATTTTTCAACAATAATAGATATGCATTATCCGCTATCTCCAAATCCCTTTCTAACATTCTCACTATGTCTTCTAGTGTTTGTTGGTTTGCATTTACTGGGTTGTAAAGTATATCTTCTAATTTCTTTCTGTTTGTTGGTTCAGGTCTTAATAAATCTGTACTTAGACACGTATCACATTGTAGTGCTTCGTTTTTATCACTTTGGTTATCTTTTCCATTCTTTTCAGGCTTTGTTGCCTTTCCCACTGTTACAGAAGATCCGATTATTGATTGATTGTCCTCGTTTGTGGATGCTGGTTGTTCATCTCTAATTGCGTTCTTTAGTGGCTTGTATTGAAACTCCTTTCCGCAGTTATTACATTTATACTTAAATTTTTCAACTATCTCAAATCCATTCTTAAACATCTCACGATTTATGGTTTCTATAGGTATTCTTAACGAGTCAACATTATCCGCCAACTCATAAATCATTATAAGTGGAAATGGAAAAATAGGAAGTTTGGCACCTGTATCGGTAGCCATATATGGTTGTGCAACACTAGGTCTAACTGTATTTTCAGTCATAGATTTACTTCTAAAGCTGAACATACCCTTTAGCCTATCTGCAAATCCCATATAATATAGTTATTATAGTCGTTTATAAACTTATTGTCGAGAATTGTAACGGTTTTGTCACACGCCAGGATGCTTTATGCAGAAAATATCCCTTGCGTAACTTGTACATTTACACTTCTCGGTTTCAACTATATCAGAATCTTCTTCTGATCTACCGAATTTAACCATATATTTATACGCCATAAGATATTTATAAAGATGTGGGTAGTGTGAGTATGCATACCTGAGTAGATTAACACGAAAGGGAGGACTGGGTTTACTAACCAGCCCACAATAATCTTTATGTGTGTTTAAATACTACAATATCTATGAATGATTGGGATCTTATTAGTGAGGCTGCTAAAATGGTAATGGATGCTTTCAAGAGAAAAAAACCGTCTATATCACCAGAACTTAATCTTAGTGATCCACATAATTTTGAGGTGTTTTTAGGATCATTGATGGGTGCAGTAGAAGCTATTGGAATTATAACTGAAAAAGAAGATAGTATAACACATAACGCAATAATAAACGCATTAGAGAAGTTGGCGTACAGATAATGGTCGAATTAGAATTAGAGGATTATAGTGAGTTATTTGATTGGTTCACTTTGCTTTTTGGCA